TTGATATCATGGTTATCGTGGTAATCTTTACCCACGATGGCCTTAACTCATCAGGTAAAGCTTTGCGGAATTCATCCAGTGTCAGTAGATAAGAAAAACTGTTGTTTGCGATCGATGAATACATCTTGATTTTGGGACATACTTTATATGTTCCAGGTATCTCACTTAGGTGTTTAAAGACTAGATTATCTTTATATTCATATGAACTGCTTTGTTAAGAGTGCTACATCTGTTTATGATGTCGACTCTAAAATGAATTATATCGAAATCGTATACGAGCGATTCGTAAAGAAGGATAAGAAACACGACACGTATGTCGATTACATTTCCACCGAACCCAATGGAGATTGGACCATGATAAATTCTACCAAGAGAAACATATTATACGTAAAGTTTCTTGATACTATGGTTAAAAAGACACTTGAAGTGCAGCATAAAATAGCAGAGCTCACACTAGAAAATGTGTTTACACAAGACTATAACTATATTCGTCTCGCACATTCGAGTAAAATATTGGACCCCACATTCCAGCCACCGATTATCAATATGAACAGTGCTTGGCAAGTGGATTTTATGAAGAAATTTTGTAAGAAATACCTCCTTGAAATAGTTCAGAGGTGTAACAACATGGGGCGTTTAGAGTATTTCATTAACGTCCTGAATATAATACAATCAGAAGTATAAACAGCACACAAAGGAATATACCAAAATAAGGAATCCTCATCTCCTTTTTCACAACCTTCTTCTTTTTTGATGGGCAAGTAAAACCAGTATCTATATTTCGTTTAGGTTGAATAATGATATCACGAACAACTGGTTTTAATTGGTCGTTACATAATCCAAAATCACAAAATACACTACGATCATCTACAGATACTGGTTTACATACAGTTTTCTTCAGTTCTGAGAAATTTTCAAACTCACCTGTCTGTCGCATACCTCCTGGAAGGGAGAAATCATGTGTGACAAATGGATTGACGTCATTGATCGCATCTTCGTCGTTGAGCATATATGAACTCATACTTGTTATTACTTCAGATTATATTTCTTGTCTCGCATTTTAGTCTTATGTTCACACCACATCTGATCAAGATCTACGTTTAGCATATGTGCCAGTTGAAAAAGGTAGCTGAAAACATCTCCCATTTCCATCATAATATCAGTACCCCGATCCTTTTTGAGATTTGTCTTCTTGAACGTTTTTTTGTGTTGACGAATTGCCGACGCCAATTCACCAAACTCCTCTGTTAGTAAAAGCCACACCGTATCAACGGGAGCACGATCCCACCCTTTTAATCGACAAACCTTTTCAGTTTCAGTTTTATAGTAATTAAGACTCATACTTAATGTACCATGCGATCATAACTTTAAACTAGTTGATACCTATTTTTGTATTCTTGTCCAATTTATTTCCCGTAGTGCTAGTATTCACTGGGCGGTCCAAGAGGTTCCTGGTTGTGTCAATTTCCTTGGTGTACGCGATATACTGAGCTACACCCGTTTGAATCTGACCGACAGCTGTATCAATGACACGACCGTTCATGTACTTGACCTGCTTCTTAACTTCTTTATTGTGATCACCGGAATTGTTGATGAATACCACGCGCATGAGAGCGTATAAATCATCAGGATTCTGATAATCTATGGAGATGCCACTTTTATTTTTAAAGGCCTGACGAATCCCACGCTGAAGCAATTCAGTATTGAACTCAGAAAAAAAGAGTGAGTTCAGAGGAGTCTCGGTCTGTTTGATGGAATTGAGGTAACTCATTTAATATACTCGCCGAAAAAAATTATATGTAAATAGTAAATGCTGAACATGTCCAACTTCGACGAAGCGTATGCTCAACATCCAACATTAAAGAAGGAAGCTGAAATTAACTGCAAACCCCCAGCATGCTTTGTGGGTTCGTATGCCCCAGTCTCCAAGGCTGGTGAAGAGGGTAATTTTTTTGTAAACACATACCTTCTTCAACCCAACCGCAAGATGGAAGTGGCGGGAACTGTTCCCGTCCGGAGTAAAGACTTAGAATGTAAGAAGTAAGTTAAAAATAAAATTTGAACAATAGGTATATGAGAGTTATTAAACGCTCAGGTCGTATTGAGGATATGAAATTTGATAATGTCACCAATAGGATCAAGAATTTAACGTATGATCTCTCAGGAAATTGTGATTCGTCTAAGGTTGCGCAACAGGTATTTTCTTCCATGTACGATAACATCACAGCTCAAGAAATTGATATACTTTCAGCCGAAATTTGTATCGGAATGATCACATCTGACCCAGACTACGAGATTCTCGCGACCCGTATTATTGCGAGTAACATCCAAAAGGTCTGCCCAAACAACTTCCATCTCGCCATGAGAAAGCTTCATAAGGCTGGTATTATCACCGATGAAGTTGTAGAAGTCGCACAAAAGGTCAAAGAGTCTATTAAAACTGATCGTGATTTTGACTTTGGTTATTTCGGTTTGAAGACTCTCGAAAAGAGTTATCTTCAACGCGTCGATGGAAAGTTAGTAGAGACGCCACAGTATATGTTTATGAGAGTTTCTATCGGTATTCATGGTAAGGATATTGAGGGTGTACTGGAAACATATGACAAAATGTCTCAGGGTTTTTTCATTCATGCGACACCAACACTGTTTAATGCCGGAACACCCAGGCCCCAGATGTCTTCATGCTTTCTCATCGCCAATAAGGGTGACTCAATCGATGGTATTTATGGTACACTAACAGAGTGTGCCCAAATCTCGAAATGGGCTGGTGGGATCGGTATGCATATTCACGATATTCGTGGCAATAAGTCCCGTATTCGAGGCACAAATGGTCAATCCGATGGGATTATTCCGATGCTTAGGGTATTCAACGCCACAGCGCGCTATGTCAATCAAGCCGGTAGGCGCAAGGGTTCTATCGCGGTGTACATCGAACCATGGCACGCAGATATCATGGATTTCCTGGAACTTCGTCTCAATCAGGGTGACGAAGAAGCTCGATGCAGGGATCTCTTCTCAGGCTTATGGATTCCTGACCTATTCATGAAGAGGGTTGAAGAAGGTGGAAATTGGTCACTTTTCTGCCCCGACAAAGCTAAGGGTCTCTCTGATGTGTACGGTGAAGAGTTTGAAGCACTGTACACGAAGTATGAAGAGGAGGGTCTCGCCAATTCAACTGTTCCAGCGGCTGAAGTCTGGAAAGCGATTCTCAAGTCTCAGACAGAGACTGGGACTCCCTATATGCTGTATAAGGATGCATGCAATCAGAAAAGCAATCAAAAGAACTTAGGTACGATTAAGAGTTCTAATCTCTGTACTGAGATTATTGAGTACACAGATAAGGATGAGACTTCGGTTTGTAACCTGGCATCTATCGCTCTCCCCAAATATGTAAACAGGGAGGCGAAAACATTTGACTTTGATAAATTGCATGAAGTCACTAAGATCGTTACGAAGAACTTGAATCGTGTTATTGACCGCAACTTCTACCCAGTTGAAACGGCGAAGAAGTCTAATATGAGACATCGCCCCATTGGTCTAGGTGTTCAAGGTCTCGCAGATGTCTTCATTTTATGTGGTCTCGCATTTGACTGTGAAGAATCTCGACAGTTGAACGCACAGATTTTCGAAACTATGTATCACGCATCACTCGAAGCCTCATCCGAATTGGCGGAAGTTGATGGTTCGTATGAAACATTCGAAGGTTCCCCAGCTTCTCAGGGTATTCTTCAACCATCTATGTGGGATGGTGAGGCTAAGTACCCACTTAGGTATGATTGGACTGAAATGGCTGAGCGTATCAAGAATAAGGGTCTTAAGAACAGTCTTCTCATGGCACCAATGCCTACTGCTTCTACTGCACAGATTCTCGGTAACAATGAATGTTTTGAACCGTACACGACGAACATCTATCTGCGACGCACACTTGCGGGTGAATTTGTAGTGGTGAACAAACATCTCGTAGATGACCTAAAGAAGGCGGGTCTCTGGTCCAAGGAAATGAAAGATCTCATGGTCAAGGCGGGTGGGTCTATTCAAAACATTGTCGATGTTCCCGACGATATTAAGAAACTTTACAAAACTGTATGGGAAATTAGCCAAAAATGTATTATCGACATGGCGGCGGACCGTGGGCGTTTCATTGACCAATCACAATCGATGAATCTGTTCATGGAAAGCCCCACAATGTCCAAGTTATCTTCGATGCATATGTACGCGTGGAAGTCGGGTCTTAAGACCGGTATGTATTATTTGAGGAGTAAGGCAAAGGCTCGACCAATCCAATTCAGTTTGGAACCAGACTGTGTGGCGTGTTCGGCTTAAAGTTTTAACCACACTATAAATTAGAAATGTCGAAAATTAATGAAGCTATCAACAACCTTGAAATCGGGGAATATAACAATCGAAAAGTAGTTCTATCGACAAAACAGGGAACTCCTATGCGTATTCAGTTTCCGAGGTTGTATATGCCGTTTGGTGTGTCAGGATTTACACCTGAAGTAGGAATGACGAAGTATAATATTGACTTTGCATTGAAAGGACATGATGAAGATGGTAGTTATATTAAAAAATTCTATGAAGGTATTCGTGAGATTGAAGATAAGATCATAGAATCCGTGGTAAATCAAAGTGAAAAGATTTTTGGTAACCAAATGACAAAGGATGAACTCGTACCAATGTTCAATTCCAATGTCAAGGAGTCACCCGATAGGGAACCCAAATTTAGGGTGAAGGTTGATACCGATCATCAAGGATTGATTAAGGCTGGTGTCTACGATTCCGATAAGAACACGGTAAAGGCGGAGGTTTCTAATGGTCTCTATTCAAGAAATTCTGGACATGCTATTGCGGAGTTAAATAGCGTGTATTTCTTGAACAGGAAATTCGGTTGCACATGGAAGCTTCATCAACTTGTTGTCTATGAGCCTCAAAATTTGAAAGGTTTCCAATTTATTATTTAATATCGGAGATTTTGGGGAAGTCCACCCTGACCCGCGACAGGTGTTACCATACCACTACCCACTTGGTTCTTAAAAGCCGCATTGGGCCTGTAATTCCTAGCGCCACCGGGCATGTTTACATAAGCACCACCATTGGGCCCCTGCATGATGCGGCGACCCATATTATCCATATAATTCATAGGCATTTCTTCACCAAATTGAAGACCATCAGCTTGTGCCTCCATACGAGCCTTCTCGAGTGCCTGGTTATGAGCTTGTGTGGCCATATTAATAGCCTGGCGATGCGCCTTTTTTGCCATGTTACGCCCCTTTTCTATCGCTGAGAGAGCCTGTTTGGTGGTATTCTCCGCCATCCTGCGTCCATCTGATTGAACCTTATTAGCTATCGCTTTACCCTTGAAATTCGCCCTCCCATTGGATGGCATCGCATTGGCAACTTTCTTCACTGCGCTGTTATTCTTAGGCTTGTTACCTACATTTGTAGCACCTGGTGCGGCAGCCTTAGCCTTGTTCGCGACAGCCTTGGCTTGAGCCATCATACCTGGTGCAGCAGCCTTGGCCTTGTTCGCGACAGCCTTGGCTTGAGCCATCATACCAGGAGCGGCGGCCTTGGCCTTATTGGCGGCGGCCTTGACTTGGGACTGAGCCTTATTGGCAGCAGCCTTAGCTTGAGCCATCACACCTGGTGCAGCAGCCTTGGCCTTGGCTTGAATCTGGGCCATCATACCGGGACCCTGAGCCTTGGCCTTGGCAGCCATGGCTTTACCTTGGGACTGCGCCTGCTTGGCCATCGCAGCTCCCTGCTTTTTCATCTTATTCATAAAAGATCCAGCTTTTGCCTTTTTGACTGGAGCCATTTAGTATTTACTGACATTTTTTTATGAAATCTACTTTTTAGATTTTACACGCCGCGTGGGCTTGGTTAATAATATATGATAAATTTCCTGAGCTTCTTTGAGTAATTTCCCCTGTACTCGCATGAACTTAGAACGATCAATATTCAACCGGTCCTTCGCCTCCTTAACTGAGTAGTTCCATAACGCTATGGTCATTCTTAATTAATACATAGATTTTTTACTGATTGAGAAGTTTATCGTACGCCTTGGTTCCCTCCTTGGGAACACGGTGGAACTTACCATCCTTCGATTTCGCCTTCGCCGCATCAACAAACGCCTTGAAGGCAGTCTTCTTGTAAGCCTTCTTCGAAGCCTTACTCGCCGCCTTGGAGATAATCCGACCATCCTTCATCTTTAGGTCTTTTTTGGTGAGACCACCGCTTGTCTGGTTAGCGTTACCATGGAATACTTCTGCACGAGAACCAACAGTCATTTATCTTATGCTCTGAAAATTTTTTTGATGTCCAGAATTGAAATTTTATCGGTAATTCGATTGACGGGGATTTGTGTTTTAACACGATCGTCGTTAAGAACTTCCGAGCAAACTAACGATTTATGCCCCTGGAGAGCCATCATCTCTTCCTCCACACTGACAAATTGTACACATTCTTTGTATACCAACTTTTTCACAAAAACTGCGTGATTCTGACCCGTGCGATGACTCCTACCAACCGCCTGGAGTTCAGTGGCTGGATTCCATGCGGGGGCGGTAATATATACTCTCGTAGCTTCCTGGAGATTAAGACCCTGACCACCACTTTTTATCTGAATGATAAAAACAGCTCCAGGTGGTGCGCGTTTAAACGCATTAATTTGGTCAACTCTGTCATCTCTTGAAACTGACCCATCGATTCTGAAAACTGGACACTTTAAATTTTTCTGAATATGATTCATTTCACCACGAAACTGGCAGAATATCAGACTTTTTTCCTTTGGGTGTTCTTCAATCAAACTGAATAGTTTTTCCATTTTTTTTGACCTTCCGGTCCATTTTGTTGGTGAAACACCATTTTTAGAAGCCACTCCATCGAGATACATCTGTGGCCAAATCATACACTGACGAGCGCGAAGAAGACACTCCAAAATGACCATATTTTTTGAATTCAAACTCACTGTATTTTTGAAAACATCTTTGATAATATCCTGTGCTTCCAAAAATACAAATTCGTAGAGAGCCTTTTCTTCTGGGAGCATATCAAGTTCAACATTTTCAAAGTGACACGGTGGTAATCTCAAACGTTCATTGATCGATGCCAGATCATCCTTTGTTCGACGAAGGATGTAAATATCCTTGATATCTTTGGTCATAGCCTGAACACTCGACTTGTGAAAGCCAAAGAATACACACAAAGAAACAAAATCGTTCATCGAGTTAAATACAGGTGTACCAGTCACGACCCACTTAATAGTTGAACGCAGACGACATACACTTTTATACAACTTTGAACCACTGTTCCGTATTTCGTGTGCTTCATCCAAAATGATTCGATCCCATTGCACATGGTGTAGAGGTGTAACACCACCATTCTCGGCACCCTTTACCGTAAGAACAGTATACGGTGCGATCGTAATGTTGCACGAGTGGTCAATCTTACGGTCGGGTCCATCGTACACATTCACAGATAAATTTGATGCAAATTTTTGAATTTCTTCATGCCATTGAGTGATAATAGATTTGGGCACGATGATGAGTGTACGACTTTGTGGATTTCCAAGTATTGTAGAAATCAGTTGTACGGTCTTGCCCAGACCCATTTCGTCACACAGAAACCCACCTTTGGGTCCTGATTCTTGATTTTCCATGTTGAGCATCCACATCACACCCTCCTTTTGGTACGGTGAGAATAGACGCCCGTTAAGGGTCTTTGTTGCCAAGGTGTATTGGTCTTCAGTCGTCATTGTAGGGGTCTTCATCAGGCAGTGCCTCAATTTCACAGATAATTGGTTCAGGTTCCTTTTTCTTTCGAGTCTTCTTCAACTTAGGTGGTGGAAGTTCATCAATATGTTCTCTAAAATAGAGCACCTTTTCCCAAAATTCCTTCATAATTGGGAAATTAGTCTTCCACCATTCGGGGTCCCGCTTAACATTAACGACATCGAATTCTTCTGGCTTAGGCCAATTCGTCTCTGCGGGTTTGTACTGAATAAAGTCCGCTTCTTCTAGATCTAAAATCTCCATACACAACTGAAGCTGTGGCATGTAATGGATAGGCACCTCACCGGGTACAATCTGTCGCATAGGAGGGCATTTAATCTCGACGAGCTTTCCAGACTCGGATACACCATCGGGACTCCCACCAAGCCATTTATGTACGGGGTGGGGGCATAGACCGAGTTCATGGACGACTTCCCCATGCCGCTCTTCATATAAAATCCGTGCTTCATCTTCATATTTCTCACCGTGACGAGTGGCCGCATTGCCGGTAAATTTTTCACCGAGACCACATTTTTTCAACAAGAGATCGGCGGGTGTATCATATTTATTCACACCAATCGCCGTAGCTGCATCAGACGCAGTCAACATGTTACCACGGAGGGCGAGCCATTCTTCTGATTTCTGAGCGGCGAACTCAATTTCGAGTAGGGCTTTCACATTAGGATGCATTATTAAATTATACACTTCTCAATCTTTTAAGCCAATCCTTGTCGTTTAAAGTGTTCTATTCTTTGAAAAAAATGCTTTGCGGCTTCTTGTTCGGCATGTTTTTTACTTTTAGCGGTACCTCGACTTACATACTGATTATCGATATATACATCTATGTAAAATAGACCCTCATGGTGACCAGCTACACGGTATTCAGGGAGTTGGTGATTGTTCACTTGACAATGACGCATGAGATGATCTTTAAAGTTATCGTCCACCATTATGGAATTCAGGTCAATCATAGCGGGATTTGTGTAGATCCTGAGTACGAATTCTTTAGCGTGAAGAAGACCGAGATCCATGTAAAGAGCCCCGATGAGGGCTTCGAAAACATCTTCTAAAATCTTGGGGTTGTTATTCCATCCATTGCGCATACCCTTTTCATCCATGATAACCAATGCATTCAACCCCATAGTGTTGGCTATTTTAGCCAATGTTTCACCACGAACGAGCTTTGTACGAGCTTTCGTGAGGAAACCTTCTTGTCGACTTTCATAACGATCAAATAAAAATTTGGTGATTACGAAACCCAGAACAGAATCTCCGATAAATTCCAGAGTTTCAAATGATTCTGTAAATTGTTCATATTCTTTTAGTGCGGATTTATGTGTAAAAGCCTTTTGGTACAAATCAAGATTTTTGATCTTTGTACCAACAAGTTGTTCTATTTGTTCTTTCGTTACGAAAGTAACCATCTTGTTGTTAATACTATGTTTTATTTTTTTAAGCCTTTACAGGTTCCTTCTTAATGTAATGAGGAGAAAGGTACTTCTGGAGGTTGAGGTAAGTTACAACGACGTCAGCGGGGGGTGCGAGAAGATCCCGAAGTGTGTCGTCTAGGATGATCTGGCGACCGTTCTCGGGGTGCTTAAGACCCTTCTCGAGGATGTACTTGTTGATGAACTTGGTCACCTCCGAACGAGAAATGAGTTCCTCAGCTGGGAGGGCAAGGAACGCGCGCAACTTAGGTGTGATTTCCTGCTTTCGGTTAAACCCGTTGTTCTCAGCACGCTTCTTAGCCTTCTCACCATCGGGATCCTCTTGGGTATTCTTGATCTTACGGATGAGCTTGGTGAGGGTCTTTACCTCGGAACGAAGAGCAACGATATCGGTTTGAATGGTTTCAAGAGACATTATATCTATCTTACTGACTTAATCTTTAAGTCATGGAATACGAGAAACAATAATGTAATTATCACAAAGAAACCAAACAGATAATCACGGGTAAAGAACCTAGAATCATTTTTCGGTTTACGCTTGGGTCTCTTTAAAATTCGGAAAGGTTGCCCGGAACATCCACCAGCACAACACGCACTTGGGCACGGGGAAATAGTTGGACCTCTCCTCGCACCACAGAATTGATTCTTCGCACCTTTGTACTTGTAGCATCTACACTCGTCTATAATACCACAGTCCATAATATTATATCACAATATAATAATGGATGAAAAGATTTACCCTAAGGAGACTATCGAAAAATTTATGAATGATAATCTACTTTTCAAAGATTCAAAACTCAAAAAATATTTTGATAGAAATGAACAACGAGACTTAAAAAAGTTCAGGGACCGTGTCCATAGTTCATATCCTGATAAAGACTTTGAGAAGATGATTTATGTTTTCATCACAGACTCTATCCGTGATATCATTCTCCAAACAACTGGAGAATTGACAGAATTTCTCAAATCATCGGGCGATCTCATCATAAGTGGGGGTGAGGCGTTTAACATGTATGTAGACTTCAAAGATCGTATAGTCACGAGTGACATTGACGCAAAATTTGTACCACATATGAAAACCAATGCGAAATACTTTGGAAAACTCCAGGCTTTGAAACTACTCTTATGGAATAAACTTGGAGAAATATCCAGTCGCTTAAATGCACGGATTAAAAATCGTGTATTGGCACAGAAAGGTAAATTGACCAAATTCCTTGGTGTGGGATTCAAAAACAAGGGGCCGTATGTGACTAGAAGGTACACATTGATCAAGAAGAAGAAGTCGAGGGAAAACAACAATCCAGGAAAGGGTGATGTTTTTATTGATGTAGAGTTATTCGCACTGGATCTCAATGTTAGATATTTATCACCTAAAACGGGTAAAATTCAGGATTTCACGATGGGTGGTATCTTAGATATTCCATTCATGCGCCCAGATGAGTTTGGTTCGGATGTCGCCTTAACGAGAAAGAAGGGGATAACATACCGCAACGCCAACACAGGAAAGATGGTTGTAAATAACAAAATTTTAGTTGCGAGTAAGGAATTCTTAATTGGAGACATTTACCTCATGCATAAGCTCAAATTGAGACCAGAAAAGAAAGAGAAGGATCGTCAACGACTTATAAAACTCGGAAAAATGTTTAATAAAAGCATCAAATCGAGTGACTCTATCGATGATATATTCAAAAAGGTTCGTAATAAGATCAAAAAGGTACGCGCAGTACGTGCCAAACCTGGGAATGTGAACATTAAGAAAGCATCCGGTATTAACCCGCGTAACTATAGTAAATTCACGACAGAACCACTAAAGGAGCGTTTATCTAAGCAGTTGGTACACGGCATTAAGACTGTTACCCAGGGCACAAAGGTAGGCAATAATTACGAAAAATCATCAGGGAATAAACGCTTCAATGTAGAATCACTCAAGTGGAAAACTGTTAGTAATAAGTCATATGTAAAAAATGAACAAAATTACAGGCCAAAGAATGCGCAAAAAATTGATAAGAATATCAATGTTAAGAAAACATTGTATGGGTACAGAGGAAATAGAAATGACTGGCTCTCGAAATCAATTCTAGACAAGGCGTCTAATATACCATTTGTTGGGTTAAAGAAATGAAACACATATAGAGTATAAATGATTTTTGATACCCTCACTAAAGGTGAAGATGGCCTCCGAACCGTGAAGGTCCGCAATGATAACAAGCGAAAGGTTTTCGTTCAGCTGAATGGTGTTAAAATTTCTGACATTTCCGATGATATTCTCATTGACATCGTATCTGATGTGAATGTTGAGAAGATCAAGGTAATCGATTCAGGGAATGTCACGGCCGCCCAAGAGAGTGCGGTTGATTGGTTTGGTAAGGAGTTATCTGAGGATGTTATCAGGGGAGCTTACACACAAAGTGCACCAGACAATCAGCTGAGATGCGAACGAATCGACGTCACCAAGGTTTTCAATTCTCAGCAGGAGGTGGTTGATTTTGAAACTCTCCAGAAGGATAAATCTTGTGATGTCATCCTCGAATTTTCCGAACTTTGGTTCGCCAAAAAATCATTCGCGTGTACATGGAATCTCGTTCAGGTCAGGCTTCATCCAGAGCCAATCATCGACACATACCCAGACGAATATGCATTTGTCGATGACGACCAATAAAAAAAATTTGTTACTAATATATAAAGATGATCGCTAATATGCTCAAGCGTCACCAGTCTAAGATACTTACTCTCGTGGCCATTGCCGTAGTTGTCTACTTACTCACTACTCTTAACAACACTTCCGACTACTCCATCAATGAGCGCGAGTACGTTGGCTTCGGTAGCGGTTCGGTCGTTGGCCCCGCTGCAGCCCCCGTGGATGGTGGTATGCAGAAGGGTACCGGTCTCGCCTCCTCTCTTCTCCCTCGTGAGGTAGCTTCCGAAGAAGATTTCGGACAGTTTGCCCCAGAGGATATCCTCAAGGGACAAAACTTCCTCGAGCCCCGTGCCCAGGTCGGTTTCCCCGAAACCATCGGTGGCGCCCTCCGCAACGCCAACCAGCAAATCCGCGCGGATCCCCCTAACAGCAAGGATCCCTTCGTGTGGAACAACTCCACTATCGTCCCCGATCTCATGCAGCGTAGTTTGTGTGCTTAAAGATTAAATTACAGGATAACATATGACTTCCGTTGGAACCGACCTTTCGGGTAACGTTTCCAAGCTTGTCGAACTTTCCAAACAACTTTCTGAAGCGAAAGCTGATATCAAAATCCTCAACCAAGAAGAGAAGCGTCTCAAGGAGAATGTGAAGAAGCATATGGTTGAGCAGGGTATTGATACCATTAACCTCAGGAAAGGTAAAATAAGCCTCCGCAAATCTGTTCGTAAGGGCAGTATTAACAAAGACGCCATCAAAGATGGACTTTTGACATTTTTTGGTGGCGATGAAGCAAAAGTAGAAGGTGCACTTAATGCTATTAAAGATGGTCTTAAAGTGAAAGAGTCCACCTCCCTGTCACTAACTGGTATAAAGGATAAACCCGAGAAAGAAGATAAGTAACTAACCATGGTCTGGAGCCAATACGTATACGAAGCCAATAACGGATTTGATCCCGATGTCAGTGATGACGAAGGGTTCGAAAATGAACACACTCCTCTGAATATCGAAGACTGGGAAGTCGAATACTCAGATGAATTACATTACATGTGGAATACGATGAATACACTGCTGTATGATGCACAGATTGAACATACTGGGAAGTTTTGCGACTTTGTCGAGTTTTGCTATGAAGAGCGTGACACGGATTTGACGCGTACAACATGGGAATATCAGGAACAGACTGTGTGGTACGAAGAGCGACTTGGTCATATTTGGAGAAACATCAGGCGCATTGTAAATGAAAATGGTGTACACGAAGATATGATGCGTGGAGCTACATTTAATGACTTTACTGCTTATGCTAAAAATTATATGTGTGTATATTAAATGTTACCCGATATCACGTCCCAAAAGGTCGCCATTCCTGCAGCTCTTTTTTTGTCTCTGAGCCCCGGTCTTCTTCTGACCACCGATGGCTCAAAGATTTCTTTCATGAACCGAAAGACTGGCCAAATGGCTGTATTTTTCCACGCACTCGTATTCTTTCTCGTGTACAGCCTAATTGCCAAAACAATGGGCATCGTACTCACAAAGACAGACTTACTCGTGACTACAGCTCTCTTTATTTTACTCAGCCCCGGCCTCTTACTTACACTTCCTCCCAAGTCGGGTGGTATCTTCGGATCTGGTCAGACGAGCATAGAATCTGTACTGACACACGCAGTCGTGTACGCTCTGGTATTTGCGATATTACGTCGTCAATTTCCTCAATTCTATTAAGTAGGAAGAAGAGGATGAAGTATCTTATTCTCGGACCGGCGTCTATGGGAATATTTTCACTGATCGGTGTGTTAAAAGCACGAGAATCTGAACTCGTCGATGTCAAAGAAATTTCAGGTTCTTCTGCTGGATCGATTTTAGCATTATTCATGGGGGTGGGAATGTCGGTTGATGAAATTCTGGAAACTTCATTAAATTTGAATGTCCCCAATTTTGTTAAGATACGCATAGGGTCCTTTTTTAACAAATTTGGATTTGTTGATATGGCACCCATTCGTAAAAAATTAGTAGAAATATGTGGGTGTGATCCCACTTTCAAAGAGATTGATATGAAAATTTACATTTCAGCATTCTGCATGAATACTTCTGAAACGGTGTATTTCTCTAAAGATACCCACCCAGACATGAATATCATAGATGCAGTGTGCATGAGCATGGCGGTACCTTTCATATTTGCGTGTGGTAAGTATAACGGCGAAACCTATGTAGATGGGGGTATGAAGGAGGAATACCCAATGACACCATTTTTTGATAAAAAACCATATGAAGTTACATGTGTTAAGATTAAGATGAATCGAATATACCAAGAAGATATACAAACACCAAAACAATTTGTAGAGTGTTTGGTTCGTTCAGCACTGTCTAACCGCGTGACTTACGATTTACCAATAGAAATACATGAGATCAATGTTGAAGACACGGATGTGTTTGATTTCAGTATGAGTTATGAAGAAAAAATTCAATTGTTCAATAGGGGATACATGAGCCATTAAATCACTTTTTTTTGTTAGTTTAAAATATATGACAGACCCGTGTAAAAAGGGCACGAGCGTTAAAATTCTCCGGAATGTGGTTAAAATCAAAACCGGGAAAAAAACCAAACTAACAAAAAAGAACATTTGTGAAGTATACACCAATATCCAGGAAGGGAAGTTACTCTTACCACCCCTGGTTCTTACATCAGATAGAACGTATCTACTGGATAAGAAATCACCATTCAATTCGAATGATTACGAGAAATTATTTGACAGGTCTTCGAGTAGAGTCATTTTGAAGAAGTTAGCTGAAAAGATCAACATCAAAAAGGTTGATACGTTGACGAAGAAACAGCTCACTGATACAATTTTGAAACGACTTCAGTTTTTGAATATATCCGAACCTGTCAAACTCAGTAAGCGGTCTTCAGTCGCAGCAGTGACATGCCCCATAGCAGCGAAACGCCCCACAGCAGTACAAAGTACAGCAGTGAAAAATACCGCACAAAAACGCCCCGCAGCAGTACAAAGTACAGCAGCGAAAGTTGTAACAATTTTCAAAGGACCAAATGCACCCGCGAAACCCTTAGTACCTGAACAGGCTAAGGTTGTATTAGGTAACAGGAATTATGACCTATTATTTGACCCCAAGACTAAGAGAGAAGAACTTCTTAGGATAGCCAATAAGGTTGGTGTTGAAAATACAGAAAACATGACAAAAAAGGAGTTAATTGAAGCGACCACAAAGCGCGTGAGATTTATGAGTAATAGAGGCTTAACTCCCAAAAATATAAAAAGTGGTGCGAAGGTACCATTTTTCCCCAAACCACCTAATCGACCCCCACCTACAACAACCCCTGCATTTTTACAGCAAAAATCGGGTAGTGCCGGTGGCCCACCAGTCGGGGGACCACCGAGTGGAACACCAAATTTCTTAAAAGGACGCACAGTCGTGCCAATACCCCCACTCCCCCCGACGCCAGGTCCACCGCGACCCCCTAACGTGAAGCCAAACAACGTGAAGCCAAACAATGTGAAGCCAAACAACGTGAAGCCAAACAATGTGAAGCCAAACAATGTGAAGCCAAACAATGTGAAGCCAAACAATGTGAAGCCCAACACCACCAACACTGGAACTGGTAACAATAATGTGAAGCCCAATACTACCAACACTGGAACTGGTAACAATAATGTGAGGCCTAACACCACCAACAGTGGAACTGGTAACAATAAT